CCCTCGAAAACGCCGTGATCCAGATCGCAGCGTGGACGGACGAACGTGGTCTGCTGATCGCTGCCAAGCCCCGGAAACTGATCGTTCCGCCTTCACTGCAATTCGTTGCGACCCGTCTGCTGGAGACCGAACTCCGCGTGGCGACCGCCGACAACGACATCAACGCGTTGAAGAACAACGGCTCGATCCCCGAGGGTTACACGATCAACCACTGGTTGACGGACACCAACGCTTGGTTCCTGACCACGGACGTGCCCAACGGTCTGAAGCACTTCATCCGTACGCCGATGTCTACGTCAATGGACGGGGACTTCGACACCGGGAATGCTCGCTATAAGGCCCGTGAGCGTTATTCGTTCGGCGTGTCTGATCCTCTGGGCATCTTCGGTTCGCCGGGTGCTTAATTAGGGCGTCGCATTTAACGGATGCGACTTTTGGGGGGAATCTGCAAGGGTTCCCCCCTTTTCTTTGTCCGCAGATGGCATATACTACGCCAACGGGGGTTGTATATGCCATATAAAACTGATGTTTGCGGGCTTTACAAAATAGTCAATCGGGTTACCGGCCAGTGTTATGTGGGCCAGTCTCAGAGAGTCAAGAAGCGTTTAAAGGAGCACTTCCGTCTTCTTAGGTGGAACAAGCACACCAACCCGCATTTGCAGAACGCTTACAACAAGTATGGCCAGGATGCCTTTTACGGCGCGGTTGAGGTTGAATGCAAAGACTTGTCTGAGTTGGACATGCTTGAAGAGTCGTTCCTCCAAGGCGATGCTTGGTTTGAAGAGCCAACTGTTTACAACATTGCCGACTTTGCAAAAGCGCCGATGCGTGGTAAAACCCACAGTGAAGATGCCCGCAAACGCATTCGACTTGGGCGCAGAGCAACGACGTTTGATTACCAGAGCGCAGGGTACAGAAAGACGCTATCGGACGCTCAAATGGCACGCTTTCACTCAGACCCGAAATTTATTGCCAAGTTGAAATTCATTCTTGACAATTCAGACCTGTCATACGCAGAAAGAGCCAGACGACTTGATGCCGATACGAGTTCGGTTCGCAGGCTGGCTATCAAGTATGCACATTTGAAAGGAAACATCTAATGGCTCAAACTCGATTCTCCGGCCCTGTCGCTTCTGACAACGGCTTCATTGGCGCTCTCACGGGTAACGTCACGGGTAACGTGACCGGTAACGTCACGGGTACCACCACCGGCATGCCCGTTCTCACGGCCTACACCACGACCACGCTGCCCACCGTTGTGGTTGGTGGTCTGATCTATGTCTCCAATGCCAACACCAACGCAGGTACCGTTTGCTTCGGCAAAGGTTCCAGTTGGATTGACATCAAGACCGGTCTGGCTGTTGTCGCCTAATAGGCCCGAAAGGAGCGCATCACCATGATGCAAACCGACGTTAAATCGGGTACAGCCGCAGCCGCTGCGAGTACGGAGGTCACGACTTTCCGCACCCGCATTAAGGCGCTTGCGCTGACCTACACATCTGCCGCCGGGAACATCTCGATTACGGACGGCAACGGTGGGGCTACGCTGTTCTCGTTTACACCTGCTGCTGCCGCAGGATCGCTGTACATGCTATTCCCTGGCGAGGGCATCCTTGCCCAGACCGGCGTCTATGTGACCAACGGCACCGGCACCGCTGCAACGGTGTTCTATGGCTAAGACCCCGGCATGGCAGCGCAAGGAAGGAAAGAACCCCAAGGGCGGCTTGAACGCCAAGGGGCGAGCCTCCTACAACGCCGCGAATCCAGGGAAGCCCGGACTGAAGGCTCCACAGCCGGAGGGCGGGCCACGCCGCGACTCTTTTTGCGCCCGTATGAAAGGGATGAAAAAGAAGTTGACGAGCGCAAAAACCGCAAGCGATCCGAATTCGAGGATTAACAAATCCTTGAGAGCGTGGAACTGTTGACATGCCAAGCACAAGCGGTAAACAGCACAGGTTCATGGCTGCGGTGGCCAACAATCCATCGTTTGCCAAGAGGGCAGGCGTACCCCAATCCGTTGGGGAAGAGTTCATCAAGGCCGACAAAGGCCGCAAATTTGCCGGAGGTGGCGACATGAAAGAGTCCAAGAAGATGATCGGTAAGGAGTTGGCCTTCATGAAGAAGAAGGGCGCTCCCAAGTCCATGATCAAGCATGAGATGGCTGAAGCCAAGGGCATGAAGAAGATGGCCGCAGGCGGTCTGGCCGCTGGCCACAAGGCTGCTGATGGCATCGCCAAGAAGGGCAAGACCCGTGGCATGGAAGTCAAGATGGCCAAGGGCGGCAAGGCTATGGGCGGGAAGTGCTGATCATGGCTGAAGCAGGAGCAGGACGGGGACTGACTGTTCCCCCAACCGCCGCTGAGATGAAGCGGATCCAAGAGCGCGAAGACCGCAACGTCTTCACCGAAGAGAAGATTGGTAAGGTCAAGACGCCCAAGGGTGAGAAATTGCCCCGCGACTTGATGCCCGGTGATCTTCCTTCTCCGAAGAAGATGGCGGCTGGTGGCTATACCCGTGCGGCAGATGGTTGCTGCAAGAAGGGCAAGACTCGTGGAAAGATGGTGTGATCATGGCAACCAATCCGTATCAAGGTGATGATGTTGATCCGTTCTCCGCAATGCGCGACGAGGAGGGCAACATCAAGAAAATGAGCGACGAGGATGTCGAAGAGACGCCTCGTAGTACTCCTTCTCGCATGTATCGGCCGGATGAAACCCCGGCTGCTCCTGCTGCGCCGACTTCCTTCAAAGATGCTTTTGCTGCTGCTCGCCGCGCAGGCGGTAAGACGTTTGAATGGCAGGGCAAAAAGTACACGACGGAAATGGCTGGCGACAAGAAGGCTGCTCCAGCCTCCGCACCCGCCCCCGCCGCTCCTGCTGCTCCAAAAGCCAAACAGAGCATTTACGACACGAGTCGTGATCCCTTGGTTCGTCGATTCAAAGAGTCAATGGCCGAGCGTGAGGCGGACAAACAACGCAGCAAAGAAGCACGAGCCGAAGTTGAGCGTCTGAGCAAACGGAGCACTCCTGTTTCGCGTGATCGGGATCCGTATCGTGGACGTACCGCCGAACAGCGCATGAAAGATTTGCGCGGTTATGCTGGAGGCGGCAAGGTGACTGCGTCTTCGCGTGCTGACGGCTGCGCTAAGCGCGGCAAGACCAAAGGGAAGATCTACTGACATGCGTGCCTCCCGTGGAATGGGTTGTATCAACCCCGCAAAGATGCCCAAGGGCACGGTTAAACAGCGCCGTGACAACACGGATTTCACGGAGTACGCCGAGGGTGGAGAAGCCAAGTCCAAGGTGAACGAGGCAGGCAACTACACCAAGCCCGGAATGCGCAAGTCGCTTTTTGAGAAGATCAAAGGGCAGGCTGTTCAGGGTACTGCGGCAGGGCAGTGGAGCGCGAGAAAAGCGCAGTTGCTTGCCAAACAGTACAAGAGTAAAGGCGGTGGCTATCGTGACTGAAAAGACAAAAGCGCGGCAAACGGCCGAACGTATGGAGTCGGAGCGTATGGCTCCGATGACTACTCGCAATCGCGCAATGCGTGGTGCTGTGACTGGCCCCAATATGCTCGAAGGGCCGTCTGAAATCTATGACGCTGTGCGCTCGGCTGTGTCCCCGAGAAAAGGCCGTTCTGAAGAGGAAATGGGCGAACTGACTCGTGAAGTTGGTCGCGCACAAGAAGCCCGTAAGGGCAAGATTGACCCAACTATGTCGGACGAAGCGCGTAAGGCTTTGGTCCAAGCGGGTTACGCAAAGGGCGGCACCGCCTCCTCCCGTGCTGATGGCTGCGCCAAGCGCGGCAAAACTCGTGGGATGATGGTGTGAAAAAGCCTCAGCAGTCGCTGAAGAACTGGACTGACCAGAAGTGGAGAACAAAAAGTGGTAAACGATCTTCTGACACGGGTGAAAGGTATCTTCCAGAGGCTGCGATCAAGGCTCTCTCGCCCCAAGAGTACGCCGCCTCAACCCGAGCAAAACGAGCAGGCAAAGCCTCCGGCAAGCAGTTCGTAGCCCAACCCAAGTCTGTAGCCAAGAAAACTGCAAGGTTCCGCTAAATGGCAACTTCAGGCACCGCTGTATTCAACCTCGATCTCTCTGAGGTCGTGGAAGAAGCATTTGAGCGTTGTGGCTCAGAACTTCGCACGGGCTACGATCTTCGGACTGCCCGTCGCAGTCTGAACCTGCTCTTTGCCGACTGGGCAAACCGTGGCATCAACATGTGGACGATGGAGCAGGGGACGATCCCGCTTGTCTACAACCAGATGACCTATGCGCTGCCCAACGACACGGTGGACCTGCTTGAGCACCAGATTCGGACCAACGCAAACAACACAACGCTCCAGGCCGACCTGAACATCACACGGATCAGTGTTTCTACTTACGCCACGATCCCGAACAAGTTGACCACCTCGCGCCCGATCCAGATTCTGGTGCAGCGCA